GAAGAGCGTCCTACTGCTGTATTTGTTACGCCAGTAGTATTTGATTGGAGAGCGGCTTGTCCTACTGCTGTATTTTCAGAGCCAGTAGTATTGTAATAGAGAGCGCCTTGTCCTACTGCTGTATTTGTTACGCCAGTAGTATTTGAATAGAGAGAAGAGCGTCCTACTGCTGTATTTTGTATGCCAGTAGTATTTGAATAGAGAGCGCCTTGTCCTACTGCTGTATTTTCAGAGCCAGTAGTATTTGAATAGAGAGAATAGCTTCCTACTGCTGCATTGTATGAGCCAGTAGTATTTGATTGGAGAGCGCTTTGTCCTACTGCTGCATTGTATGAGCCAGTAGTATTTGAATAGAGAGCGGCTTGTCCTACTGCTGTATTGTTTGTACCAGTAGTATTTGAAAGGAGAGCGTTTTGTCCTACTGCTGCATTGTATGAGCCAGTAGTATTTGAATAGAGAGAAGAGCGTCCTACTGCTGCATTGTATGAGCCAGTAGTATTTGAATAGAGAGCGCCTTGTCCTACTGCTGTATTTTCAGAGCCAGTAGTATTTGATTGGAGAGCGCTTTGTCCTACTGCTGCATTGTATGAGCCAGTAGTATTGTAATAGAGAGAAGAGCGTCCTACTGCTGTATTTTGTATGCCAGTAGTATTTGAATAGAGAGCGCCTTGTCCTACTGCTGTATTTTCAGAGCCAGTAGTATTTGAATAGAGAGAATAGCTTCCTACTGCTGCATTGTATGAGCCAGTAGTATTTGATTGGAGAGAATAGCTTCCTACTGCTGTATTTTGTACGCCAGTAGTATTGTAATAGAGAGCATTGAGCCCAACGGCAATGTTTGTAGAAGAATAATCCGCTCCATCATATCTAAGAATATGAGATCCTGCTAATCTGAATGACATTTATTTTTTTTATCCTTTATTTCTATGGACTTTTATCCAGCTATAAAAATCACTCATCCATCTCTTTTCACCAGAATGTCCACAATTTATTGAAGGATCGACATAAATTTTTTCACCCAATTCAATGACCTTTTTACAGAACATGATGTCTTCAGATATTAATTTTCCTTCTATTACTTTCACTTCAAATACCATTCTACTTGGTTCTACTTTATGTGATTCAAAATATTCTTCTGATGCATTCCACATTTTGTTGATAATGTCTGACCGTATTCTAATTAGACCTGTGCCTACCCCCTCTACAGAAATAAGCCCATTATCTAGAACTTTGATTGAATCAGAAATTTTGACAGAATATTGCTCGAAATCAGATTTTTTCACAATAGGGGCTGCAACAACCCCTACATCATGTGACAACAATTTGAAAATGTCTGTTGGATTCCAATCAACATCACAATCAGCAAAAATCATATCATCAACTTTATGATCGACAGCTAGCTTGAACAAATCGTTTCTTGATCTTTGAATTAATGCATCGAATGACATATAAACTGGTATAATGTTGATGTTATTCATCAATCCAATTTTACATGTTTCTACCAATGCACAGGCATGCCAGGCATTGATTTTTCCGTCATATGATGGCGCACAAATCAAAACTGTTCGTGGCTTGGGAGTTTCTTGTTCAGTGGTTGCATTTTTGGTTACTGTCTTTTGCTTTTTCATAATAAAATTTCTTCCTTTTTTTTATTGCAAATCATTAATATCGAATTCAGATAATTTTGTTTCTTTTGGTGGAACATTATGAGCTTCATAGTGAGCATCAAAAATTTCATCCATATTTGAATTTAGAAATGAAATAAGTTCGGCTTTACTGAAAGCTTCGGGCAATTTGTTCAAATATGCGACATCTTCTGAATGTGAATATGTTCTAGACCAAGAAACATTGCTCGCATTAGTATGTTTGAAAATAACTTCGATGTCCCATCTTTTAACTTTTCCAGTATCAGCATTGATAGTTGGAACAGCATTTTTTATTGTTTTGACATTTGGATACATTGACATTTAATGATTTCCTTTTATTGTTAAAATCTCTTTTTGAAGAGATTGGATTGCAGATACGAGTATTGCTATAATTTCTACATAATTTACTGCTTTTGTTCCATCTTCCATCTGATGAACAATAGTAGGAAGACTCAATTCTACCTCTTGTGCTATTAGACCGTATGATGATTTTCCGTCTTTTTTCCAAGTAAATGTGACAGGATTCAACCTTTCAATAATATCTAATGCATTTGTTATAGAAACAATATTTTCTTTCAATTTAATATCTGATACGTTATCGAAATGGGCAGCAAAAACCGTATTACCGACTGTAATATTGTGGGTAAATGTGAGATTTCCTTGATATGTCGTTCCATTCGTATTTGCGAGTTTTTCGCTATTTAACGTAATAAAATTCGAATTTGCTTTATCGAAAGCTAATCTCAAACTATCTCCAGTTCCATCGTCAGGAGCAGTTCCTATATTGATTGTTTGTATGGGCATGTTTGTCCACTCTTAGAGTTACAGATTATTCAGGTCTGAGTATTTAGATGACAAAAAAACTTGACATTCAGCTAAAAATGTAGTATAAATAATGATGTTGGGGCTAAAAAGGTATTGCGTACCCAACACTCCTTGCCTATACAGGAAGGAATCAATTATCAACTCGCTTGAAAAGGAGTACAAACAAATGTTACCATCAGATTACAATGATCCTTTCGGACTCGAAAAGTTGACAAGATCCACTTCAATTGGATTTGACGATATCATCCGAAGACTTACAACTATAGGATCAGCGGCAGTTCCTCCTATTGGATATCCTCCATACAATATCAAAAAGTCTGGAGAAAATACATATGTCTTGGAAATGGCTGTTGCAGGTTTTGGAAAACAAGATATTGAAATCACAATTGAAAATGATATCCTCTCTATAAGAGGAACAATGTCTTCTTCAACGGATGAAGATTTCATTCATAAGGGAATCGCTGAACGAAACTTTCATAGACGATTTACTTTGTCGGATACGGTTCAAGTCAAGAGTTCTTCTTTGGCTAACGGAATGCTCAAAGTATTTCTTGAAAGATTGATTCCTGAAACGAAGAAAGCCAAAACTATCAAAATTGACTGATAAATAAAAAAGGAGCAGTAACCATTCTGCTCCTTTTTTAAGGAGATTTTTATATGTCAATTACTCTAACTATCAATCACGAAATTCAAAAGATGTTGAAAGATCGTGGTCTAATGACTGGCGAAATCGATGGTATTTTAGATATGGTTGCCATTGAACACCTTATGTTTCAAATGGGAATCAATTATGCTGGATGGTCGGCAGAAAGAAAGTTGATTGCTGCCGAAGAGCTTTTTTATGAAACACAAGGAATAGATGTTGGAACTGTTGATGGTCTAGACGATCATTATATCCAACATGCAAGAGAAGTATATAAAGCAAAGTTGACAACTACCTGGAGAGATAAGGTAGAAGAAATTGTAAGAGAAAATGCTCCGCCAGATACATCTGGAAGTCCATGGGCTGCAAAATACACACTCACACAAAAAGCTTTAGGAATAAGCGCAAAACAATATGATAGCTACAGAGAAGCTGTTGGCCATATTGAAAGCAGAAATAACCCGGATCAGGGTGCTGGTGGCGCAGGTGGTCATTATTTCGGAATGTATCAATTCGGAACTGCTGCAACAGAAACAACTTCTGCTTTCCTAAAAGACTCTATTTCGAAAGAAGATTTTGAAGGTAATCAGGATCTTGCTGAAAAGCATTTTGATGCATTGTCATATTTGAATCATAAAGCTTTGTCGAAAACAGAAGAATATAATAAGCTTACTCCTACAAAGAAACTTGCTGTTTTGGGATATGCTCATAATCAAGGTGCCGGTGGTGCTAGAAAGTGGCTACAAACAGGAGTAGAAGGAAAAGATGGATTTGGAACTTCTGGTAAGAAATACTATGATGCAATTTTGAAGGCTATCAAAGAAATTCCAGAAGAACCAGTTTCGAAAATGATATGTATCGGAGATTCTGTAGCTGTCGGATTAGGAGAATATAATAAACTGCCGTATTATGCAGAAGTGGGTGCGTCTCCGAAAAAGATTTTGTCTATTGTTACAGATAATTATTCCAATCTAAATGGAAAAATCGCTGTACTATCAGCTGGTCTATTGAATAATATTACAGATACCGCGAATGTTGAAGCTGTAATCCGAGTCCTCAAAGAAACTTGTTCTCAAGTTATTCTTGTTGGAGGGCCGTCAAAAGAAACTGCAAGACCAGATTTGGCTAAAGTTAATGAAATTTTAGAAAGTATTGGAAGCAGAGAAGGTATAAAATTTCTAGGAGAATATCAATCTAAAGACGGTGTTCATCCAGAAAGTTATGCGACATATCTTATTAGAACAGAGTCTCTTCCAGTTATTCCAAAAAAGGTTGTTGAACCAACTAAGGAATCAAAAAAGCTTTCATTGCGCGATATCAACTTGAATCAATTGAAATTCATAAGAGGAATAGGCCAAACAGAAACTGGATTTTCTAAAAAAGAAGCATATTCAGAACAATATAATCAAGAAAGTAATAATAGAAACGTAAGAGAATATGGTAAAAAGGGCGCTGACTATGGCTATTACCAATGCAATCAATTGGATGTAGAACATGCTATAAGAGTTGGAGTCAATCCAGAGATTGCTAAACATCTGAATGGTGGTGGCCAAGGAGGAAAATCTTCTGTAGCTCAACAGACAGTGGCCATGCATGAATATGTCAAGAGAGTATATAAAGACGAATATGAAGCTCTCAAGAGCGGCGACGATGAAGCATTCGAGGCTGCTGTTGAAAGAATGAATGGTAAGTGGTTTGGTCTGAAAGATCGACCAGAAGAAGCCAGAAAAATATGGAAAAACAAAACTAAAATAGAAGTTCTATTTCCAGAAGTTGCGTTTTCTTCTCCTCAAATTAAAAAGATTGAAGTAGAAATGAAGTCGCCGACTATAGTTTCTGTTCCCAAGAGAACATTCAATTGGCCAAAACAAAGCGAATGTGAAGAATTTTATGGTGAAGTGGGTACTTCCCAAGTAAAATGTCAATTGCCGTTTGAAATGGTTTTGGCATGGGATACCAGCACAAAATTGACAAGCTACTCGTGTCATAAACTGGTTAAGGAACCAATGGAAAGAATTTGGAATAGAGTATATGAACACTATGGATACTCAAAGATTGTAGAATTGAGACTTCATATGTTTGGAGGTTGTCTAAATGTAAGAAAGATGCGTGGTGGTTCTTCATGGAGCCAACACGCTTGGGGTATCGCCGTAGACATAGACCCAGAAAGAAATGCATTGCATACAACATGGAAAAATGCACAAATGTCAAAGCCTGAATATGAAAAATTCGTTCAGTTTTGGTATGATGAGGGTGCAATCAATCTTGGTGTTGAACGTGACTTCGATCCGATGCATTTTCAATTTTCCCGTCTTTGACACTCGTTTTGTTTGGTGATTATCTAGGAGTTATTTTGAATGAATTATAGAAAATTATATATGAAATATAATATAGTGGAAGAAGAAAAGATTCCTTCTGTTGCAGTGATCACACCAACAACAGGAAAATCAAGTCTTTCGAGAGCTATGCGATCTGTAGCAAATCAAACTTTCAAAAATGTCCATCATTATATCGTAGTTGATGGACCAGATTTTTTTGAAAAAGCTTTCGAGAGTATGGAGTGTGCTCCAGATTCCGATACTAATTTTTCTATTCATGTATCTCCATGTAATACAGGAGCTGGTGGATTTTATGGGCATAGAATATATGCTGCATATCCACATCTTTTGAATGAAGACTACATTGCATTCCTTGATGATGATAATTGGTTTGAGCCAAATCATATTGAATCTCTTGTGACTACCATTCAAAAAGATAATTTAGCTTGGGCACATTCTCTTAGAAAAGTTTGGATCAATTCCGAAAATTTTCTTGCTGACGATAAGTGTGAAAGTATTGGAAGATGGCCAATTTGGTTTACACAAGAAAATTCTGCAAAAGACTGGCTAGTAGATACTTCATCATTTTGTTTTAGACGATCATTTTTGATTCATGTATGCCAGCTTTGGCATTCTGGATGGGGAGGAGATAGACGCTTTTTCAAGATTATCAAAGATAACCCTGGCGCAAAATATGATACAACTGGAATCCACACGATGAACTATATATTACCAGACATGAATAAGGCTTATGGTGGAGATTTAGATTTTTTCCATCGAGGAAACAAAGAAGTTCAAAAGTTCTATGGCGGTAAATATCCCTGGGAAAAATAAAAGGATAATAGTATGAAAGATTTGATTATAGGTGGCGCGACTGGCTATGAGTGGAAAGACGTTAGAAATTGGATAAAATCTATCCGAAGCTCTGGCTTCAAAGGTGATGTTGCTCTTGTTGGTACAAATTTCAGTAAAGAGCTTCAAGACAAACTCACATCCGAAGGAGTTCTGTTCAAGGCATATGGAGTAAGAAATGAGCATGGAGACATTGTTTCTCCTTCCATAGAGGCTCCACATGTTCAAAGATTTTTCTTTTTGTGGGAATTCCTAGAAAGCTCTAAAGAATATTATCGATATGTCGTTACGACAGATACCCGTGACGTTGTTTTTCAGCGTGATCCCACAGGCTGGCTGGAAGAGCATCTGTATATGAATTCTCTAGTAGCAAGTTCGGAAGGAATGTTGTATTCCAGCGAACCCTGGGGCCATCAGAATCTAAAAGATACATTTGGTTCTTATTTTCAATCAAAACTAGAAGGCAATTTTATATACAATGTCGGAACAATTGCTGGAAATTATAGAAACGTAAAAGGCTTATTGTTGATGATCTATCAAATGAGTCTAAATCGTCCAGTAAAGGTTGTCGATCAGGCTGTATATAATATGATCCTAACAGACCCTGCATATATGGATAATACAGTATTCACTGTCAATAAAGATGCCTGGGCAATTCAACTCGGAACAACGATAGAGGCGGTTAAGGCTGGAGCAGGAGACTTAGGTCAATTGCATAGAAATGTTTCTAAGCCATATGAATATGGGTATAAAGACGATTCTCCAGTTATCATATACGGGACTGGAGTCATCTACAATAAAGAAGGATCAATGTTCAATATTGTTCATCAATATGACAGAATTCCTGAGTTGAAAAAAGTTATTGATTTGAAATATGGAGATAATAATGAACTTCCTGAATCCAGAACTACTTTCCATCACCCAGTCTAAAGAAATGGGGATTTGGTCTCCTGGAGGCCTTCCTTCTTTTGGTATTACGTCGTATATCAAAAGACTAAAGAAACCTAAGATCACTATACTTGACGTTGGCGTCAGACGTGGTGAAAACGCTTTCCATCTTTTTGATACCGATAAATTTGAAAAAATCGAGAAAATTTGTGGAATCAAATATAATGGAGACGACTTCGATTCATTGATCAGTGAGAATTTGAAAGAATGGAAAGATCGATTCTCGCTAAATTTCAAGGAATGTAAATTTGATGTGGTGTGCATCAATACAGATACAGACGAAAAAGAACTTGACGAAATGTTAGATTTGTATTATGATGCTGTAGAATCGAATGGTATTTTCTGTGGAAACAATCATTCGTCAATCAAAACAAAGGAAGCTTTGGCACGGTTGAGACGAAAAAAGAAGATTGGTATTCCGATTAATGTATCCTTCGATAATTTCTTCTGGTATGCGAGGTAAAAATGGCAGGTCAAAAAAAGGCTCTCATTTATGGAGCGGGTGGCTTTATTGGGTCACATCTAGCAAAACGACTAAAGAGTGAAGGCTATTGGATTAGAGGAGTCGATCTAAAGTATCCTGAATATATGAATGTGAGTGATATTTTTGATCACTTTGTTATTCGTGATCTGCGAATTCCAAGTACAGTGACAGAAACTATAGGATACGCTGGATGCAAAAGAAATCCATATCAGACATATGCTCAACAATTTGATATTCCTTTTGACGAGATTTATCAGATGGCGGCGGACATGGGAGGAGCCGGATATATATTCACTGGCGATAATGATGCTAATATCATGCACAATTCAGCAACAATCAATCTAAATCTTCTAGATCAGCTAGTTACGCAACATGCTAGATTGAACTTACCATATCCAAAAGTTTTCTATTCATCATCTGCATGCATCTACCCATCACACAATCAACTCGATCCTCAAAATCCAAATTGTAGGGAATCCACTGCATATCCTGCTAATCCAGATTCCGAATATGGATGGGAAAAACTATTCTCCGAACGACTGTATGCTGCATATTCGCGAAATCATGATGTTCCAGTAAGAATTGCAAGATTCCATAATATCTATGGACCTTATGGAACATATGCTGGAGGAAAAGAAAAAGCTCCTGCTGCAATTTGTCGAAAAGTAATTCAGGCAGATTCCGAAATTGAAATCTGGGGCAACGGAACGCAAACTCGATCTTTCTTGTATATCAATGATTGCATCGATGCAGTTAGATTGATGATGAATTCGAATCATCAGGGACCAATGAATATCGGTTCAGAAGAAATGGTGACGATCAATCAACTTGTAGATATTGCGGAATCTTTCTCAAACAAGAAACTCAAGAGAGTTTATGTTCCCGGGCCCACAGGAGTTCCAGGAAGAAATTCGCATAATGCGATGATCGAAGCATGCCTTGGATGGAAACCGGTATATACATTGTCAGAAGGAATGGCATTGACATATACTTGGATAGAGGGAAAAATTAATAATGAATAAACTGAGAATTGGATTTACAGATACTTTTGGTGCCATAGAAAATTTCTTCACTAAAATTTTGTCAGAGAAATATGAGGTAGTTCGTGACGATGAAAATCCAAACTATCTCATTTTCGGAGACAGAAATTTTGGAAACAATAATTCTTCATTCGACACAAAGAAATGCATCAAAATTTTCTACACTGGAGAAAATGAGAGACCTTGGAATTATAAATGCCATTATTCCATATCATTCGATCATGCAGAGTTAGATTCTCGAAACTATAGACTTCCTCTTTACGTGATCTATGATTATGACAACCATAATAGAAATGTTCCTAATACATCAACTGTAGATAGGATGCCAGAAGACCTTTTGTTGATACAAGGCACAAATAAAAAAGGATTCTGTTCATTTGTCGTCAAGAATGGTGGTTGTCAAAAGAGAAATGATTGGTTTCATAAATTGAACGCATACAAACCAGTCGCATCTGGAGGTCCACTTTTCAATAATATTGGAGGAGTTCTTCCTCGAGGAGAAGACTCAGTAGCATCAAAACAGAATTTTTTGAATAACTATCGATTCAATCTGTGTTTTGAGAACGCTTCTTATCCTGGATATGCGACAGAGAAGCTATATGAGGCTTTGTGTGCAAAGACTATTCCAATTTATTGGGGAAGTCCCACTATCGAAGTGGATTTTAATCCGAAAGCTTTCTTGAACTGGCACGATTATCAGGATGATGATGCGTTCTTCGAAGCTATCAAAGAAATTGACCAGAATCCAGACCTATATGAAGAAATGTATCTAGAACCAATGTTCGCAAATTATCAAAAAGTCAATAAATTTTTCGACAAAGATAGATTTCTGAATTGGTTTGATAAGAATGTATATAGGGGAGAATTCTGAATATCATGAAAATGTTTGATATTATAATGGCAATTCCTATTGCTGTTTTTGCTATTTCCGCGATTGTATCAGCAATTAAATTTTTATTTACTGTAGCCGCAGCCTCTTCGTGGTCTGATATTACGGCTACTATTTTTTGTGTATGGCTAGCAATCTCTATAGTTTGGTTCATATTGAGGGTTTCGGCATTACCATGACAGATAAAGCACTGATAGTAACTCCTACTGGATGTCCATTGTTTTTCGATAATGAATATAATCATGCGAGACATTGGAGATTTGCTCTCCCAGAAAGAACATATGAAACTGTAGTTGTTGGCTTCAAAGATGAATATATTCCTGAAGCTAATTCATTTGATACTTTCCATAGGTATCCTATAAAATATAAATGGAAACAGACGCCAAAAATGCTTGACGATCTTGGCATTAAGTGGTATAATTATGACTTTATAGGAATCTGGGATGACGACTATTGCACAGATATTCCTTCAGTCAATAGGGCGCTAGAATTAGCACGAACTTATGACTTTCCTTTTTTTCAGCAATCCTTGACTTCTTGGACTGTATATCCTTGCCTAGTGCAGAACAAAGAACACACATTCACGAGAACAAATTTTACTGAAATGGGAGTATGTTTCTATAGAAATGATATTTTTAGAAAGGTTCTAAGACTTCTTTCCTTATATCAATACAGAGAATCGGAATGGGGAATTGATAAAATAATGGCAGACTATTTGGGCTTGCCCGCATATGTAGTACATGAAACGTCTATCAAACATATGAGAAGGGAAAGTTGGTATGATAAAACAAATGCATTCAATGAAATGAATTATTTGACAAATGAATGGTTTCCAAATTATATGAAAAATGTTAGGGGAAACTCACACTATATATTTAGAGACGTTCAACACACATTGGCGACATATAAAGAGGAAAGAAAATAATGACAAAGCGAGTATTATTGACCGGAGGATGCGGGTTTATTGGACACCATATAATTGATCTATTCCTAGAAAAAACTGATTGGGAAATTGTATCTCTAGATAGACTCGACTATTCGGGAAATTTGAATAGGCTGAATGACGTAGTATCAAAGTATCCGAAAAATGTGCAGAAAAGAGTCAGTATTGTCTTTCACGATCTAAAAGCAGAAATTAGAGATTATACAGCAAACAAAATTGGAAAAGTAGATACGATTTTGCATCTGGCTGCATCTTCTCATGTTGATCGATCAATTTCTAATCCAATGGAATTTCTGTTGGACAATACTCTGGGAACTGTAAATCTCTTAGATTATGCACGCAGACTAGACAATCTCGAAAGACTTATCTATTTCTCTACAGATGAAATTTTCGGTGCTGCACCTCCAGGAGTACTCTATAAAGAATATGATCGATACAATTCAACAAATCCATATTCAGCATCAAAAGCAGCAGCGGAAGAATTTTGTGTAGCATATGAAAACACATATAAGCTGCCAATTTTTGTGTCCCATACGATGAACGTATTCGGAGAAAGACAGCATCCTGAAAAGTTTATTCCTATGTGTATTCGAAAGATCAGGGATTATGAAAAGATTTATATTCATTCCGATCCAACTAAAACAAAAGCGGGAAGCAGATTCTATATTTCTGCAAAAGATGTTGCAGAAGCTATGTTTTTTCTTCTAAATCTTTCAGGAACCCAGATGAATATTATCCAAGAAGAAATGGAACATCTAGGGGTTAGATGCCCAAAGTTCAATATCGTCGGTAAGGAAGAAATTGATAATCTTTCTATGGTCAAAATTTTGGCAGATGCACAATTCAAAACTCCAAATTATGAAATGGTAGATTTTCACACTTCTAGACCAGGACATGATCTTAGATATTCTTTGGATGGATCATTTATGAAAAGACTTGGATGGGAACCTAGTGTTACTTTGAGACAAAGATTGCATGAACTAACTGATTGGTCACTCAAAAATAAAGAATGGATTGAACTATGACAATTATGATGCCAAGCTTATTTCAATTTTTCAACGATTCGGAACATTCATCGGATAAATGGGACGGATATTTCAGGGTGTATGAACATCATCTTTCTAAATTTCCTATGATCGGTCATCCAGTAACTCTTGTCGAAGTTGGTGTTCAAAATGGCGGATCACTTGATATGTGGTCGAAATATCTGCCAAAAGATTCTAAGATTATAGGAATCGATGTAAATCCTGAATGCGCAAAATTGAAGTACTCTAATCCCGATATCAAAGTTATTATCGGCGATCAGGGTGATCCGAAGTTCTGGGACGACTTCCTATCTCAACATAAAGATCCAATTGATATATTTGTTGATGACGGCGGGCATTATATGGATCAACAGATCACTACATTCGAAAAAGTCTTTCCACATATCGCGATTGGAGGAGTATATATTTGCGAAGACTGTCACACAAGTTATATG